CAAGGTATGCCAACCCGCACAACAATAATGACAATATTGGATATGTTAGCCCCATTGAATAAAAATAAAACGCCGCTCCAAACATCACACCAAGTAACATAAATGCATAGATAACTCCATAATTAGATGCTTCGTTGCCACTAAACTGACTGACTAGCATATATGCAAATGCGCTACCAATTACTGCTAATATTGGATATAAGTACTTATATATATCGGTTGTTTCTGCGGCTGGGTCAGATGCCGCAAAGTTCAATACAATCGCTATGGTTATTATCGCGCCGATAAATATGCCATATGCACGGTTATTTGTCGCTTCGGTATAAACAGTTTTCCCAAATTCAGACATTTGTTTCAATACATAAACCATTGGTGCTATTAAAATGTAGTAAAGAATTGCCAATATGCCGGCGATAGATCCAGCGGCCCCATTCTTGAATGTTTCAAAATCCATTTTATTGTTTATTATACAATAACATAGATTTTATTGTATAGTTTCCCCATTTACAAGTTCTCCATTGTAGTTTTCTTTCCGTGACATTCACGACACAATGCGACTAAATTATCTATGTGGTTACTTCCACCATATTCTAATCTTACCGTATGGTCCACTTCAAACCACGCACTCAACTGATTCTGGCAATCATTGCATTTCCAATTCTGTCTGGATGCCACAAACTTCTTTTTGGTCTCGCTCACCGACCGCTTTGTTGATTTTTTGCCGGAACTTGCAATGCGGTTCTCCGCCTGTTGCTGATTATTATTAGACATTGGAAGAATCGGATACTGTTGTCCGCTATCATTCGCAAAACTATGTTTGGATGTAAAATCCAGTATTGGCGAAATGATATTTGACGCATTTTTGTCAATCGGTAAATACTTAATGTATTCATTAGATGCAGTCATCATTTCACGGGCTCTTAGCGGATTGCGCTTAAATAATATATAAAACATTAGCGCCCCAAATGCCACGCCAGCCATTTGATAATATTTCTTGCCAGACGATAACATACGCATATATTTGCCGTCGGTATATATGTTTGCCATTATGAATCCGGCGATTATGATGATTATTAGTTCCATACGCATGGTGATATTTTATTCTTATACACTATGCCGATACATTTTACTCGTAATAGACATATATCAAAAATAGACATAACAATATCAATATTATATGCACATATTGCCGTCTGATATGAATCCGTTCGTGCAAATACACGGGTTTCGGTTTATATTCAGCTCGGTATTGCTCTAATGCGTCTGCGAATAATACTTCATTTTTGCCTAACATCACATTAAACTTATTATGTATAAAATGAACCCATCGCACAAAGGAATCGCGGTTGTCCAAGTACGGACTTACTGGATATTTGTCCAACATTTCACTAAACTTATTCCCCATTTCCGCTATCGGTATAAACAACGGCATGTTCTGTATTAAATCATAATATTTTCGTTTGGTGACTTCATTCGGTGTCAATGGATAGGCTTCTGCAATCGTGTGTAAAAAAAACCAGTAATGTGGCCCCCACACGTTTTGGTCAAATATCATTCCTTATTATACAACAGATATAAAGCTTTGAGACATCATTATCTTAGATTAAACTTATTATGACAGATAATTATTGTAACAATTGCGGCAAACAGGGACATATATATAATCAATGCAAAATGCCGATTACTAGTGTCGGGGTCATTGCTTTCCGGTATAATAAGGGGCAAATTGAATATTTAATGATACGACGAAAAGATACTTTGGGCTTTATTGATTTTATGAGGGGGAAATACTTTGTCAATAACAAATTTTACATTCTAAATATGTTGAAACAGATGACTGTCGCCGAAAAAGAACGTCTTCGCACATTAGAATTTGACGAAATATGGTGTAATATTTGGGGAAACAATAAACTGTCATCGCAATATAAATACGAAGAAAACGTTTCAAAAACCAAATTCAATTCATTGCGTACGGGTATATATTGCAGCGATGATTACTACAATTTATCTGAACTAATTGATGAAAGCAACGCAAATGACAATTGGACTGAACCTGAATGGGGGTTTCCAAAAGGTCGCAGAAATTATCAAGAGAATGATTATACTTGTGCTTTAAGGGAATTTAACGAAGAAACTGGCATAGATAGGTCGGCTCTTACCATCTTGCAAAACATTGCCCCGTATGAAGAAACATTTACTGGGTCAAACTATAAGTCGTACAAACATAAGTACTTTTTAACCTTTATTCAAAACACATCTGTAATAAATATGGATAATTATGAAAAATCGGAGGTTAGTTGCATGGAGTGGATGTCATTTGAACGATGCATACAAGTGATTCGTCCTTACAATTTAGAAAAACTTGATACAATGAACAAGATCAATCATACGCTCACTTCCTTCCAGATTTCGCAAGTGATTTGAACAGTAAACTATATGTAAAATTATTTGTACATATAGTCTAAGTAGTAGAATAGGATGTCTCAATTTACAGAAAAATCAAAGCCTATCCCTAAAAATCGTACCCTGAAACAAACTCGTTGTCCGAAAGGTGAATATAGAAACCCGGTTACCGGCATATGTGAGCCGCGTGCGCCTATCAAACCGGGTAAAAAAGATGTACTTGGTTGTTCTATTACATATGAACCGAAGGATGATGTGGAACGAGCGCGTGCGATTGAATTAGATACGATGAATTTACAGATGCTTAGGGATATATTCTCTGACTTACACGGCGAACCACGCGGCAAAAAATATATTGCCGGCACCAAACTTAAACAGGACATTATCAATTTAATTGTATGCACGGAAAGTAAATCACGAGAACGTGCGGCGAATATAGAACCCGAGTCATCTAATGATGATGAACAAGCCAGTGCTGATACGTCTGTGCCTTTGCCCGTTCCTTTGCCCGTTCCTGAACCAGTACCTACTACCACTGAACCCGCAGAAGAAGTAAAGGAGAATGACAGCATATATGCCGATGTAACTGACCCAATTTTTGCAAATGATCAGCAATTTCCCAGTGCCGAATTGAAAATGCAAAGTGATATGGGCGTTGCTCCCGCGGATATGGACACCAAGGAAGGAAACGAATATTTACAGAAGAGGGAATTGATTGAACATCTGGCGAGCCACAGTGATGAGAACTTGGACTTTCTATATCCCGAATTAAACGACCCTGAATTTAATATTAAAATTGCAAAACGTAAGGAATTTCACGATTCAATGTATGACGGCAAAATTCGCGATATTAAAACGCACGCAAACATGTTATGCGACGCGGATTTTGAGTTAATGCCACACCAAATGTTTGTGAAAAACTTCCTTTCGTTTCAGACGCCATACAATTCGCTTTTATTGTATCACGGGTTAGGAACTGGCAAAACGTGCAGTGCCATCGGTATCGCAGAAGAAGCCCGCGGGTTTATGAAACAAATTGGCGTTACTCAGCGTATATTAATTGTTGCTTCGCCAAATGTTCAGAACAACTTCCGGCTTCAACTATTTGATGAACGCAAGTTAGAAGCGGACGGAGATTTGTGGAATTTGAACACCTGCATCGGAAATACGCTATTAAAAGAGATTAATCCCACTGGCTTGCGCGGCATACCAAGAGATAAGATTATCAGTCAAATCAACACCATTATTAATAAATACTATTCTTTCGTTGGATATACCGAACTTGCTCATTTTATACAGAGAAAGGTTCTCAATTTTGATCAGTCAAAGTATTCGGACCGAGAACGTAAAGAGGTAAAGGCAAAACGCATCCGCAAATTCTTTGATAACCGGCTTATTATTATTGACGAGGTGCATAACATCAGGCCAACGGATGATAATAAGGAAGGTACCAAAATCGCGTCGTTATTAAAGGACGTATGCAAATATGCCGAGAACATACGATTGTTGTTATTATCCGCCACGCCAATGTACAATAGTTACAAAGAAATCATTTGGCTCACGAATATATTAAATGCAGTGGATAAGCGAAGTATGATAACCGAATCCATGGTGTTTGATAAGAATGGCGATTTTGTGCAAGGGGGTACCGACGACAATGGACGGGTTATTGAAGCTGGCGATGCACTTTTGCGTCGTAAGCTAACCGGTTACATTTCTTATGTGCGTGGAGAGAACCCATACACATTCCCGTTTCGTATATATCCCGAAATCTTTTCACCTGAACATAAATTAGACTTGGAGAACTATCCCAAGATGCAAATGAATAAAAAGGAGATTGAGGAACCCATTCAACACATTCCTTTATATGTGACAAAGATGGGGGAATATCAGGAAAAGGGTTATAATCGCATTATGGATTATCTGCGCACCCGAACTGGCGATGTAACCGATAAGTATGGACAGACGAAAACGATGCCTACCTTTGAGAACATGGAGACATTTGGATATACTCAATTAGAAAAACCAATACAATCGCTTGATATTGTATATCCAAGCCCAGAACTGGACAGCGTCGCGGAGGGGGCTGCGAATATTGAAACATTAGTTCAAAATATGGTTGGTAAAAATGGTCTCGCTAAAATTATGAAACATAAAACGAGTGATGTTCTCAAATACGATTACGAATACAACGAAGATACTTTAAAAAGATATGGTAGAATATTCAACAAGGAGAACCTACACAAATATAGCAACAAAATGTCCGATATTTGCAATAAAATCATGTCATCTAGCGGCATAATCATCGTATATTCTCAATACATTGATGGCGGTGTGGTCCCTATGGCGCTTGCATTGGAAGAATTGGGGTTCTCGCGATATGGGTCTGCCGGATACACCAAGTCATTGTTCAAAAATAGACCGACCGAACCGTTGGATGCTGTTACTATGAAACCCAAATCGCAAAACGCCGCGGGTGTTGCTTTTAATCCGGCTAGATATGTGATGATTACCGGAGATAAGCGGTTCTCACCGAATAACAATGACGACTTAAAATATATTACTAATCCTGAAAATTCACTCGGACAGAATGTAAAAGTCGTGCTTATTACAAAAGCCGCCGCCGAAGGTCTTGATTTCAAGAATATTCGGCAAGTTCATATAATGGAACCTTGGTACAATATGAACCGTATTGAACAGATTATTGGGCGTGGTGTCCGCAACCGCA